CCGAGGCGAGGACCGAGGCGCGGACCGAGTCGCTGACCGAGGCGCGGACCGAGTCGCTGACCGAGGCGAGGACCGAGGCGCGGACCGAGTCGCTGACCGAGGCGCGGACCGAGGCGCTGACCGAGTCGCGGACCGAGGCGAGGACCGAGGCGAGGACCGAGGCGCGGACCGAGTCGCTGACCGAGGCGCTGACCGAGGCGTCTTTATTTACCTTTGTGCCTATTAGCTTCTTAATTTTTTCATCGGTGAAATTCCTTAAACAGTTGATCGCCAATACGGCCACCAATGGGCTGGAACACCAGACGATGGTCTTTGGTGATGGAAGGCCGCCGGTCTTGTAAATCTTATGAATAGCGGCCTCAGCTCGTGGTCGATCTGCAGGCTCGGTGGAAAGTCCGATCTTCGTCCATCGCTCCACATATTCAGGGAATTTGGCTATCTGCTCGGCAGTCAGCTTTTCAATCTTTGGCATCGGTTCCTCCGGTTGGAAATATGGACTCGGTTCGCGGCCAGGTCCATCCCCTTTATATTACAACGTTGTGACGTTGTAAACAAAAAAACGATGGTCTCAAAGGTAACAATCTTAGGTTTTTTATGAAATTATTTGGCCCGGCCGCCGGTCGGCGCTTTGCTTGGGATTTGTTTTTCTTCCTCGGGTTCCTGGGCGGATATGGGAAGATCATCGGGCGAGAGCTGCAGTGTTTCCATTTTGATCGGGAACAACCCATCTTTGTTGCAGGCGTCCAGGTACTGCTGCCGGCTGATCGCCCCGGCCTGCCAGGCGGCGACCAGGCGCGTATGTTTCGAGGTCTTGATATTTTCCTCGTCGGTGGAGCTGACGACCCGCATCGACGGCAGCTTGATCAATAGATCCGCGGGAACAAACCCAAAGAGCTCCTGGCAACGGACCTGGACCACCCGCTGCAGGTTCCGCTTGAGCGTCGGCCGGATCTCCGACTCGATCATCCCATTGTAGTTCTCAATATCGTCTTCGCCCGAGTTAAAGCCGGCGGCCGATTGGCCGAACAGCTTGGTCTGGGGGATCCGCATCGCGCACGAGAGCTCGGCCTGGTTCTGCTGGGAGATCTCGGCGAACCCGCTGAACGACGGCTGCCGGATCTCGTAGTCGTCCTTTTGGTCCAGGACGATCGTATGCATGTAATTCTTTTTCCCGTTGGCCCACTGGGCCCGCCTGGCGATGTTGTCCTTTGTGTTTTGGCCCGCGGGATTGAAAAGCGCGTCGATCAGGCCGGCGAATTTGAGCACGTCGACCTTCGATTCATCGAGGATCTCATACAGCACGTCCTGGGTTTTCAGGAAACGGTTGAGCTCACGGATCAGTTCCTCGACGACTGACAGGCCCCAGCCCCTGAGCCGCGGGCGAATATAACTCGGGGCCTTGATCCCGGTCATTTTCCAGACCCGGCTGGTGTGGATCTTCACCCCCCAGTAACTGAAAAATTCGAAATCCCATTGGCCCATCGGTTCGCCGTAAGTGGTTTCCGAGATCTTGGCGTAGTCCCAAAACAATTCCCAGAGATCGACGGCTCTGAACTCGACGTTCGAGTCGGGCCCGATCTGGGCCAGGTCCAGCGGTTGTTCGGGATCCTGGTCGTCCATCAAGGGGATGGTCGCGGATCCGCCATAAAGCCGGTCCCAATAACCCGTTTCCTTGATCGCGACAAAATCCTGTTTTTCTTCCATCCGGTTGAGCAGCTGCTGGATCTCCGTGTCGTCGAGCTCCTTGGTCTGGATCTCGCAGCCGCCACGCAGCGCGTCGTCGACCGGTACCTGGACGATCGTCTTGATCAGCCCGATCTCGCAGTAGAGCTGACTGAGCACCTGCCAAAAGTTGGTGACCAGGTACCATCGGAGATTGTCGTAGACGCCGTTGATGTTCGAGATCTCGGGCGCGCCCGGGAACGTGGCCAGCTGGGGGAACGCGAAAGAATTGACGGAGAAAGGAGCGACGCTCGGGCCGATGCTGTTGATCGTCTTGATCGGTTGGCCGGCAGCGTTGAGGATCGTCACTGGATGGTTGTCCATTAAAACCGGCCTGTGTTCATGAAGTTTTCGAAACTGGAAACCACTTCGTCGCTAAAGCTTTCAAGATTCACTTTCCCGAAATAATACGCTAAAGACAGGGCGTCGACAATATCATCGTGATCGTACTTGGTCTCGTCCTCGCAAAAGTCGCCTAGTTGTTTGAAAAACCGCTTGTTCCAATCGGCCCTTAATACCTTGATCCCGCCGACCTGGGCCTGACTGGCCACCGGTTTGGCCCGGACGTGCTTTTTATTCGATACCGCAAGGGTTTCCACGTTGAAACCCTGCAGGCTTTTGACAAAGTCCTCGGCTTCCATCTTGCCGGCCGACGCCGGATCCTGGTAGGCCCTGATCATCACCGCTGGCCCGTCATGGCTGGCCACCCGTTTGATGAATTTTTTAACGTTTCCAGGCGAATCTTGGATGCTTTTCAGATCTCCGACACAGTAGCTGCCGTCGGGATAGGAAAATAAAAGCAGCCCTTCGGTCCAATCCGGGTTTGGGTTCTGGGGGTTCGGTTTGGTCGCCGCCCGATCCCAGGCCCGGACCGCCCGGATAAACCCACCCGGGATCTCGTCGACGATTGGAAACATCGACTCGCTGAAATAATCGCCGGCCTGGGCCCGATAGTTCCAGTTCCCCTCTTTGAGCCGCATCTGGTCGACCTTGGTCAGGGCGTCAAGCTTGGCCTCATAACTGGGGTCCTTGAGCATCAGGATCTGGTTGTCCGACAGCTTGGCCGGGATGAATGTAAAACTCAGCGGCATTTTCTTGTGGCCATAGGCTTTTTTGAGTTCATCGGGGGTATCGGCCCACCTGAATTCATCCTCGATGTTCAGGAAATAACGCAGGATCCCGGATCGTTCCTGGATCGGCCAGCCGTCTTTGTCGATGTACCAATCGACGAGATCACGCACGAATGAGTCGGGATCCGGGTTGCAGGTGGCCCGGACGTAGGGCCGGACCCCGCAGGTTGAACGGTTACGGGACAGCATGTAGAGGAACTGTTTGCGGGTGAAATGGGTTAATTCATCGAAACCGATGTACGGGACCTCGGCGCCCTGCCATTCGAAAATCGTGTTCTCGTGTTCCAGGTGGGCGAACTTCATGGTCATACCGCTGGTGAAAAACCATTCGAGCGTCGCTTCCCTGGGCCTGGCACCCATCGCCCCGTAGATATCCTTGGATTGGTCCCAGAGCCCGCCTTTGTTCCTGATCTGGGTGGTATTCCGCCGGAAGATCACGCCGCCGAACCTGGGGACATAAAGGTGCCGCAGCGGCTCGGCCTCGAGCGCCCAGCTTTTGCCGCCGCCGGCCGCCCCACCGTAAAGGGCGATATCGGCCTGGCTGCTGAGAAACAACGTCTGGGGACCGGCCTGGGGTTCGATAACGATCTCTTGGTTAGCCATTCGCTACTTCCCGGCCGTTGGACGGTAGGCGAATACTCACCGACACGACCGGTCCGGTGGCCGGCGAAGGATCCCCGGCGGCCGGCAGCGCCGGCTGGCCAGGCAGTTTGGATTGCAGCTCGATCTGGACCGCGGTCTGCAGGTTGTCGGTGATATTGGTGGCCAGGCGGTCGCCGATCGCGATCAACTGGGCGGCTTCCCGGGCGGTCTGGGGCTTCAAGCCTTTTTGAATATCGTCAGGATCCGGGAACAAAGCCTTGGCCCCGACCTTAATGATCCCCTTGGAAAGCGTGAGCCGGAGCTCGGCCTGATCGGCGATCTCCTTGGCCAATTTATTTTGAAAGATTTTCAGCCCTTTTTCCCTCACGGCTTTCCACTTGTCCGGCCAACCTTTGGCCATACGAGTGCCAGTCCGCTGGGGTATTTGACGGGCGCGGAAAAACTTACTGAGCGTCGGATCGTCGGTGTTGAGGTATTCGGCCTCGAGCGCGATCACGTCGTACTTTTTGGGATGAAACTTAGGGCTTTTTTTTCCCTCGGCCATGGTCTAGGCGGTCCATGTGTGATTGCACTTGGGGCAGGTGTGGCTGATTTTGGAAGTTCCCTTTTCTTTTTCCTTGGGGATCTCGACGTTGCCCATCTTGAGCAGTATCGAGTTCAAGCGGTTCATGTCGTCGGTGTCGAACCCTGGGATCTCCCGGATTTCCTCCATGGTCGTGCCGGCCAGCAGTTTCTTGTAATCCCAGTCGGCGAGTTCGGCGGTCTTGTTGTCGGCGATCGCAAAGGCCCTGAGTTGTTTTTCGCTCAGGTGTTCGACCCGGACCACGGGTATTGTCTTGTAGCCCAGGGCCCGGGCGGCTTTAAGGCGGGTGTTGCCGGCGTAGACGGTGTTGAACTGGTCGACGACGATCGGTTGAAGGAAACCAAACTTTTTGATCGAGGCCGAGACCTCGGGCACCGCCTTCTCGTTGATCCGGGGATTGCCCTGCCATTCGCTAAGGGATTCAATATCGACGTAGGTAATCGTCGGCTGTTCTTGGTTCATGGCCACCACCTTTCGGTCAAAATTTTAGACCGTAGGTGGATTTAGGTCAAGAAGTGACGCCTGCTCCTGGTGGACCAGGCGGTGGATCCTGGGGTGGGGCCGCGATCGGGCCGACGAACTGGGGCTTGATCACATGGCCACAGTTGAGGCAGGCGATCGCCAAGGTCATCCAGATCAGGGCCTGCGTCGGTTGGCCTTTTTGGTCCTGCATC